AAACAATCAGCGCCGTGATGCGGGAGCCAGAGCAGCGCATCCTTGATCTTAAAAAGGGGCAGGTCGTCAAACGAGTCAACACTAGGCTGCGCGAGAATGATCACGTTTTGGCTACCCGCATCAATGGCGAGAGAAGATACGTCTTCTTTAACCCCAAGGACCCGCGCTCTAAGCGCGCTGCTACATCCTTGAAGAACCTTGATGCGCAAGATCTTGGTGAAATCGTAGGCATGGTGGCCAAAGTAACGCGGTGGATGGCTGCTTTTAACACGCAGTACAACCCTGTTTTTGGTCCATACAACTTCTTGCGAGATGCCCAAGCCGCATTGCTTCAGCTTTCTACAACAGAGCTTGCCGGAGAGCAGTTAGAAATTGGCAAAGAGGTAATTCCGTCATTGCGAGCGATTTACTCAAGCTTAAGAAAGCGCCGCAAAGGCAGTAAAGCCGAAGGAGAGATGGCCGATCTTTGGAAAGAGTTCCAAAAGGAGGGTGGCCAAACCGGCTACAAGGATAATTTTAGCCGCACGCAGGACCGCTCAGAAGCACTTGTAAACGAGCTGGGAAAGCTATCTGAAGGCAAGGCTATAACTGGCGTTCGTGTTGTAGCAGATTGGCTTAGCGACTATAACGACTCTCTTGAAAACGCCGTTCGGTTATCTGCATACAAGGTTGCAAAAAAGAAATTTTTAAACGAGGGGTTTAGTGAAAGCGAATCTAGGCAAAAGGCGGCATCTCTTGCTAAAAACTTAACAGTAAACTTCAACCGCAAGGGTGAGGCGGGCAATCAAATAGGCGCGTGGTTTGCATTCTTTAACGCGGCCATGCAGGGTACTGCTAGGATGGTTGAAACGCTTAAGGGCCCTGCTGGCAAAAAAATTATGGCTGGCGGGCTGATGCTTGGTGTAGTGCAGGCCTCGTTGCTTTCTGGCGCCGGGTTTGACGAGGAAGACATACCGGAGTTTGTAAAATCCAAAAACATCATTATCCCAACTTTTGATGGTGGTTACATTGCAGTCCCGATGCCGCTTGGCTATCACGTTATACCGGGCATCAGCCGAATTCTTACAGAGTGGGCTTTATCTGGATTTAAAGATACTGCAAGACGTACAACCGACTTGTTTGGCTTGTTTCTTGATGCGTTTAACCCAATCGGTAATGCCGGTTGGTCGGTGCAAACGGTTACCCCAACTATTCTTGACCCGTTCGTCGCTCTTGGCGAGAACAAGGACTTCACCGGCAAGCCGATCTACAAGGAGGACATGTTCTCCTTGAATCCAACACCGGGTTATTCACGCGCACGAGAGGGTGCCAACTTCCTGGCCACGGCCTTGGCTGAGTTCTTGAACGCCGCCAGTGGTGGCGACAAGGATCGACAGGGCGGCATCAGCCCTACGCCAGAGCAAATTGAGTATTTGGTTGGGCAGGCTTTTGGTGGCGTTGGTAGGGAGGCTTCTAAACTTGTAACGACCGTTGAGAAGACAATAACGGGAGAAGACTTACCCACATACAAAATACCTCTCTATGGACGCTTCGTTGGCGAGACGAAAAGCGCAGCAGCAGAGTCCAACAAGTTCTACAAGAATATGAAGGAGCTGAACGAGCTGAACAACGTGGTCAAGGGACGCAGGGATCGCAGAGAACCGCTTGGGGACTTCTACAAAGAGAACCCAGAGGCTCGCCTGTTGCCGTTGGCAAACCGGACTTACAAGGATATACAAAATCTGCGTAAACGGCGCGCAAAAATGCTTGAGCAAAACCGAAAAAGAGAAGACATTAAAGCCATAGAAGAGCGGATTGCCAAGAAAATGAAGTCTCTTAATGATCGCGTAAAGAAATTTCAAGATAATAAAAAGTAACTACTTTAGGTGCGCGGAACCAAAACGTTTTGATTGCCGCGCCCTAAACATAATTATTTCTTAGTAAATACCTCTTGTAGGGTTTTGTTTAGAGCAGACAGTTCATCCATCTTGTGGATTGTCCACATGCGCTTTTGACCGTGTATTCCATTTACACTTCCTCGGTGACAGTCGGCGCACAAGGGCATGCTGGTAAACCACTGGCCTTGATTGATCTCATGGCATTCACTTGGACCAGACGCCCCGCACACCACGCAATTCATTTCTTTGATTAGCGCGATGTGCTTCCGCTCTGGTGCGGTAGGTGCCTTTTTGTTTTTACTTTGCATCCGTCTTACTCATGCCGATCTCCTTTGAAGCATTTCGTCTGCGTGATCTAGTGCTGCTAGGTGAATGTCAATGAAGCCATCATCGCTCTCAACAACGGCGCGGTCGCCGTAGTGAGCCAACAAGCCCTGGAGCGCGAAAGCAGCAAAGAAGTCCTGCATGGTTAACTCTTGAATTGATACAGGATCTTGCTTCGCCACAATAGCTGCTAAGCCTTCAGCCTTTGTTTTTCTTGTTGCCATTTTTGACCTTCGTGTTTTGGTTGACGATCAGCTCTTCAATTTGGTCAGATAGAATTTTGGCCAAGGTATCATCGTAGTATCCGATGGCTTTGCACAGCTCGTTTTGCTGGATCATCCGGACAGCATCGCGTACACCCTTGTTGTATCCACCATTGAACTCGTCGTCACCCTCAACGATAAGGGTGATGGCATCGCGCACTAATGCTGACGCCTTGCGGTGACCGGCGGCTTCCTTAAGTTTCTTGTGAACCTCTTCCGGCAAGTGAACGGAATAGGGGATCATGCGGGCTTGCTCCATTGCTGGTACTCCTCGTAAATCGACCAAAATTTCTTGGCCTTTTGTTGATTTTCTTTTAGCTCAGTGCGCGACTGAACGTCAAGCGCATCTTTGAGCCACTCAGTTGCGTCAGCCTCATTGGCCTCGAAAATAAGGCCTCCAGAAAGAAGGTAATACGCAAACTTCTTGTCTCGGCAAAGAATGCCGGCGGTGCGAACAGGATCACGGCTGTATTCCGCATCCCTGCTCATTGGTCTATCTGCGTCGTTTAATCTCACCATGACCACCTGATACCTTGCCCCGACGAAATCGCGCATCAGATCGGTGGGCAAATCGTCGGGGTGAATGTTCAGGGTCAAAATGATGCCGGTTTTATCCTGCTTCATGGCTATTTTGACGGCCTCAAACTGGAGCGTATTTATGTTCGGCATGGTCAGAATGGCAAGTCTTCGTCGTCAATATCAATTGCCGCTGGCTTTTGTTCCTGTCGGCTCTCTTCCTGACGCTCTGCTGAGTCTTTGCGCCCACCTTGCAGCGTAATGTCATTTACACGCACATCCATGGACTTGCGCTTGTTGCCATCCTTGTCAGTCCACTCGCGCTCAGCCACGGAGCCGGTCACCGTGACGGCTTGACCCTTGTTGAGGTATTGAGATAAAGACAGTGCGCGTTTTCCGTAAAGACCGCAGTTCCACCAAATGGTTGGTTTATCACGCCCTTGGGAGTCGGCAATAGAGAAGTTGCAGACCGCATCTCCGCTGGCTAAATATTTGACTTCTGCGGCTCTGCCGAGGGTGCCTGCTACTGTGATTACGTTCATTATGCTTCCTTGTGTTTGGCTCGCGCCTGTTTAAATTCGCCCATAAGCAAGTCGTATGCGTTGGGAGAACCATTTTTTACTTCGTCGTAAATATTGCGGTTTGTTTTAAAAATTCCCATCACGTCAGCCTCTGATTGTGCGTTCTCAATCTGAATCATGGTTGCATCAATAACAAGCTGAGACCATTCGCCGTGATCGCCATCTGGTTTGGCCGAGATCTTTAGTTGCCAATCCCCCTCTTTTCCTTCCATTTTTACGGGTGGTTTGACTGGTGCCTTTGGTTTTGGTCCTGCGTATTTTGTAATATTACCCTCTTCGTCAAACGGCAAATCCTCTCCAGCATAAATAAACAGCCCGAGTCCGTGGCAGGCGATTGCTTTGACCAAGCAGCGCATCATGTTCTTGTTGACCTCAGTCGCGCTAGGGTTTTTAATAGCTTGGTTCCGGTTGTCCATGACTGGCAGGTGCATCTTGATTGGCTTTCCAAATGCCGTTACCGTGCAGGAGATCATCATGGTTTCGCCGTACATCTCTGGAGTATGAAATTCCCAATTGGCTGATGGGTCGATGCGCATTAGCTGGTCAATGGCGAAAGGCCAAGACA